GATATACACCTCCATCGCACTGTCCACCGACCCGTAATTCATTAACGTCCACTGGCATCCGTACGTCAAAAGAATTTGGGGGTTCACATTCACCAAATCCGCCCCAATATCCGGTACGACCATCGTGATGTTATTGCGATTGTTGTTGATGAGCTCGTCGCTGTCCTGTGTCTGAGACGCCTGTTTGTACGTTAACCGCCGGAGATGGGACGTTCCCCACGACAAATTCACGAGTTCTTCCATTAACGTTCCCTTCGTTTCGGGCCCAGACACAATGATCAGCTTCGACTGGAGATTGCACACCGGTTCCACCGCCAAGTTCTTGCGCTGGTAGCTGTACGACGAGTCCAGCAAGAAGGCATGGCACGTATCTTTCAGGATTTGGGCACACGCGTTCAGAACGGTCGTCTTTTCGGTATGGAACACCAAACTGAGAACGAACGGATCGGACGCGACCGGGCAACTCACCGAATTGAACGCGTTGTTGGCGAGCGCGACGCAGCACGCTTCGAACGATACGGTGTTGTAAGCATAGTCCGTTCCAAGAGCCTGGTTCTTCAGCCCCACCACCGGGTTCCCCGCGTCGTCCGAATAAATGTCCAGCTCAACGAGGCGCGGCCCCGACTTCATGAGCGGAGGAATCACGCTGTCGGTGATGTAATCGTAAATCTTTGAGCCCGGGAACAGAGAGTAAGCGGACGACGCCATATAGTAATCGCACAGCCGATAGGACGGGGTTGTAGGGCAGCCCAGCGGCGCAAGTTTCATCACCGCCTTGTACGCGTTAAACGTAGACTCAGCTTCCACGGACGCCTGGATAGAGGACGGAGTCACCAGCTTGTAAATGACGTATCCGATAATGCTGATCACAACGGATGCCGCAATGACTAGACCGCAATACTGGTACCAGTCCATTATTAATTACTACGATGAATAATCGCCTGGAAAAATGCGTAGACGATCAGGCCGACGAAGAACACGCGCGCCAGAATTCCCACCCACCAAACAGTGTCCATTGTATTATACTTTGAAGAGAAGCCCGCGAAATCCCCGCACAACCTGGTCTGGGATTCTCTTGTTCATGGGGGTTCCGACAAGGCAGCACAGATGAAAATACAGAGAGTACATTCCGCACTCGGAATCCTCGAACTGGTGGCGGGTGTTATTGTAGGTTATGTCCATCGGCTTGGCGTGGACGCCCGTCGAGTTCCATGCGTCCGACCATCGTTTCATCAATTGCTGGATCTCCTTTTCCGGCTTTTTCGCGTAGGAATCGAAGTAGGTTATGCGGGGAAACTCCAGCTCCGGCCGGATGTCGCAGAACAGCGCGATCCAGTGCTCGCCCGGCCCCGTACTTTTATCGGTATTGAAGATGATGCCGATTTGGCGATACCCTTTCTTGTAGATCGCACGAATGTCGAGCGAGCACAGAGAGTTCACGAGACACGTTCCGGTCGTGGATTTCGTTCCAAAATCGATAGGGACTGTTCCCACGTAGTAGTATTCGGGAAAGATCTTCTTGAACTGTTTCTCGACCCCATCAATGTCCGTGGAGGACAACCATTCTTCCGGGTTTGTTCTCCATGTCGAGGGAGCTTTGGGTTTCGATAGGAGTGATACAATCACGCACTCGGCGTTCTTTTTATCGCATTTGTCCTGAAGCCGGGTCTCAATATCTTTCCAAACCTTGTCCGGATGTCCTTTCGCTACGGGCTTTTTAGAGGGGTGTTCGCGGTTGAAAACCTGGCGAAGGTTTTCTATTTCCTTCGCATCGAAGTACATTGTATTGAAAACGGATATTCTTCTAGCCAGCATGTATAAGTAAAAATGCAGGAGACTCTATCCGAACTGAAGAAGTGTATCAAGAGCTATCGCGAGATCGACGACGATCTGCGTAAGTTGAATGCGGTCGTATACGAAAAGCGCGACGCCCGCAAGATTGTCGAGATGCAGATCGCGGATATTGTGAAGCGCCCCGAGTTCAGCGAGTTCAAGAAGATGAAGATCGAAGAGGACGGATCGACCATCTCAATCAAGCGCCCTGCGGAATGGACGAAGCCCTGGACTCTCTCCCAGAAGGATCTGAAAGATATCACAGCGCAATACTTCGCATCGGCGACCCAAATTAACGCGGAAGGCCTCGTAAAGTTCATTGTGGATACGCGTAAGGCGGCGCTCGTGGCCGACGAGTTTAGCTTTGCGCGCACAGTTCCCGGAGACAATGATGAGTAAAATCTAGAGTATTCATAAATGGCGTTCACGGCTCTGAAAAACCTGGCCGCGAGCGCGGCAAGAGACGCGGCCATCCAGCAAATTCCCGGACTGATTGAGAAGTACGAGCCAGATATCGCCAAGGCTCTCACGGGAGCACTGACCACGCTGAAAGCTGAGCAGCCCCAAGAGGCCCAGCTTTTTTTGACGAACTGGAAGAAGCTGGACGACATCGTTCGGAAAAGTATTCCCGACGGGTCATCCGGTGGAAAACGGACTTTAAAGCGTAAAAGGAAGGTACACAAACAAAGAAAATGAATGCGACCGTTTTCTACAATCCCTTCAACTCAAAAAATCGCTTGTTTACCCAGTCGGATATCCAAGCGATTCTTTCGAAGCATAATTGTGAGTTCAGAGTCAATAACGTTGAGCTGTACCAGCGTGCGATGATTCATTCCTCGTACGTCAAGCGATCAGAGTACACATCTCCCACGGGAGAAGAGGCTCAGCTCGCCGAAAAGCCGAGAGACTGCCTGAACTTATTCGACGAATCGTATGAACGACTCGAACATCTCGGAGATTCCATTTTGGGAGCGTGTGTATCAACATACCTCATGAAGCGGTTCCCCGACGAGAACGAAGGATTCATGACGGATCTGAAGAAGGAGATTGTGTGCAATGAAATGCTAGGAACTCTGAGCCAGAAAATTGGGCTCGATAAGTTCTACATTATTTCAAGGCACAACGAGGATGTATGTTCGGGACGAACGAACTCCAAGAAACTAGGAGATATCCTAGAAGCATTTATTGGAGCACTGTGGACCGATTCAAATAACGATTTCAAAACACTGTACTCGTTCGTGATCTGTTTGGTAGAAGTCTACATTGATATTCCGCGAATTCTTATGAACAACCGGAATTACAAGGAACAGTTGCAGAAACTGTACCAATCGAAGTTTCACCACACGCCGACCTACGCTGTTATTTCGGCGGCGACGAATATGTACACTATGGCGGCAGTCGACGAACGAGGAAACCACCTCGGTATCGGAACCGCCCCCACGAAGAAACAAGCCGAACAGTTGTCGGCACGAGAGGCGATTAAGCGCCTCTTCTAAAACATGGTTCGGTACACTCGGCCACGAGTGAGCCACAACCCTACGAAAGACAAGACTGCCGGAACTGCTACGAACGTAATATATCTAGCATGCTCTTTGTTTTTCACTAGAAACACTCACTTCTTTTCGCGGGGCACGCGGCGAACGAGCAGTTCGCGCTGCGTCCCGATAGCGGGAGTATCGTCTCCTTCCTGCACGCCTTCGATGGAGCGAAGAGCTTCGGCTACACGCTGGGGCTGGTCAGCGAACTGTATAAGCAGCTGAGTCCGAATCTGATCACGACGCAGAGGAGGGCGAGATGTACGCACAGACCGACTAAGACTTCCCTGACCTTCCAGCTTGAAGTCGTCGACAGAGTTGTCGCGCATGAACTTCAGGATGTGTTCCGAGTTCTGCGTCTTCTTATCCCGAATCTGCTTGATCTGGGCGCGAAGGTTGCGCTCCTGGTCGTCGAGCGTGACCCACTCCTTCAGGATCGTGCGCACTTGTTCCGTCGAGTCCTCGGACATTTAGGTATACTATTCCGCTTTGTTGAAAACCGTTTGCCGCCCTTTTTTACGGGCGCTGGGCGATTTATATCTTCATACGCATTCAATGCGCTGACGAGTATCGGGCCAATAAACGGAGTGGCCTGCGCTAATTGAGACACTGCGCCGCCCAAATCGTCCTCGGCGACAGACACGATCGCTGCACTCATGCCCACAATGGCCACTGGGATAGCAACAACGGCCGTGCCGAGGGGACCTGCGACATCCGTCGCCACAGTTTCTGCGACCGAGTCTCCCAGTTTGGCCGAGGCCTTTCCGAGTGTAAGTGCAGTACGGAGAAGTGGTATCTTATCCTCCGCTAAAACGACCGGGCCAGTAATCATTTTATAGATTGCGTTTGCCGGACCAGTCAGAAAATTCGGAAGATACGACTGAGTTCCGGTTATAATATCGCGAACCAATTGGTCGCTCGCGGGATGCGTGATCGACCGGCCGCCTTTTTGTTTCAATGCTTTGAACAGCTGAGCCGCGGTTTTCTCATCGAAAATCGGGCGAGTATGCTTCTTATCGTAGAACGCAGATGCTTCGATCTGTTTTGGGCTGCGGAACGTATGCTGCTTCAAGTATGAATACAGACTCAATAATTTCACCGTCTGTTCCGACACCGTCTTGTTCTTTATTCGTTTGAACACAAAGTGTTCAACTTTTTTTTCGTCAGACGTGAGGTGTACGTCGTCATACACCCACACCATTAAATACTACTAGGAAATTACAATGGATGAATCGATTGGACAAGCATCATGGAACTCACAACTTGAAAAGATACTGTCCGACGAAGGCGAACGCGCGCTCTGTTACTCTTGGCTGCATGACCGATCGGAAAAATTGTATTCCAGGCTCAGCACAACAATCACTCTGCCCTCCATTGTGATGGCCACCTTGTCTGGGTCTGCGTCCATCGGCATACCAGCACTGGTCAGAGATACTGGCGTAGCGAACATCGTTATCGGGCTCATAACTCTTTCCGTCGCGATCCTGACGACGGTCAACAGCTACTTCGCATGGGCAAAGAGGTCAGAATCTCACCGTATAGCGGATATAACGTACAAAAAGATATACAAGTTCATCCTCATCGAGCTTGCGCTTCCACGATCCGAACGGATGGCCGCAAAAGACATGCTAAAAATCGTTCGCGATGAGTGCGGCCGTCTGGAGGAAACGTCCCCCCAGATTCCGGACACCATCATACAAGATTTCAAGTCGAAGTTTTCAACGACGACTCCCGACGTCATGAAGCCGGAAATAACGAACGGCCTCCATCCTATCTACGTGTACCCTGGTAATGTGGACTCTCCGTTTGCGGTCGGCAAGGGCGACAAGCCCTCGGACGAGCTTCTAGACCCAATCTACAAATCTCCGAAGCTCTCCATCATCGTTCCATCGACCGAAAGTTCGGTGATTAAAATTTCCAGCGCCGGTCGCACTCAAGACACGTCACAAACGTCGTCATCGGTTCATCTGCCGAGCGTGTCTGAAGCTGGTAGTATACACACTTCGCCTTCTTCTTACACCGAGAGCACCACAGGAAGATAGACGCCGTGGCCTTGTCCGTGTAGAGAATCTTCTCCTTCTCGATAATCCGCTCGATGGACGCCTTCCATCGTTTGGGGAACATGTCCACGGCCGTCATTTCCGCAAATAGACGGGGCGTGATCTCTCCGCTTACGAGTTTGTGTAGCCACCCCTCCGTGTTCTGAACGTACCCCTTGTCGCCCACCACGTTCTCGTAAATGGACACGGCGCGATTGCGGTACATGCTCCAGAACACGCGATTGCCCCAGTCCACCTCAATTCCCTCCTTGAGCGCCTGGTCGCTGATGACATGCAGAACCGAGTCCTCCAGCGTCCTGGCCAGCTCTTCGTTCCCGAGCATCTCCGTGAAGTTTTCCACCACTTTGTCGCGGATAGGAGAGTCTACGAACACATTCTTCGACCTTGAATGAACGGGGCGAGCATGAACGAGTTCGCGAACGACGTCCTCTTCGTCCTCTTCGTCGTCACCTACATCCTCCTCATCGTTGTCTGCGTCCTCGTCAGGAAGAATGCC